TTTGCTGAAATGGCTTTCTCAATCGATAAAGTAACTGTTACTGCTAAATCTCGTGCTCTAAAAGCTGAGTACACTATGGAACTTGCTCAAGACTTAAAAGCAATCCATGGTTTAGACGCAGAAACTGAACTTGCGAATATTTTATCTACTGAAATTCTTGCAGAAATCAACCGTGAAGTTGTTAGAACTATTTACATAGTTGCTAACGCTGGTGCTGAAGTAAATACTACCACTCCAGGTGTATTTGATTTAGATACTGACTCTAACGGTCGTTGGTCTGTTGAGAAGTTCAAGGGATTAATGTTCCAACTCGAAAGAGACGCTAATGCGATTGGTCAAAAAACAAGAAGAGGAAAAGGTAATATTATCATCACAAGTGCTGATGTTGCTTCTGCTCTACAAATGGCTGGTATACTAGACTATACTCCGGCTCTTAACAACTCACTAAATGTTGACGATACTGCAAATACTTTTGCTGGTGTTCTTAACGGAAGATTCAAAGTATATGTTGATCCATATGCTGCGAATGTATCTGCTAGTCAGTACTATGTTGTTGGTTATAAAGGTTCTTCACCTTATGACGCTGGATTATTCTATTGCCCATATGTTCCACTACAAATGGTGAGAGCAGTTGGTCAAGATACTTTCCAACCAAAAATTGGCTTTAAGACCAGATACGGAATGGTTCAAAATCCATTTGCTAACTCTGCTGCTAACGGAACTATTGATGTGACGGCACCTGCTGCTGCAAATCAAAACTTCTATTACAGAAGAGTAAAAGTTGCTAACTTGATGTAATCTCGTTAGTTGCTTTTGCAACAAGAAATTAAGGGGGGTCTTTGGACTCCCCTTTTTTTTACCTTATAAATAATAGTATGAATATAAAAGAAAATCTATTTCTAGGTTTGGTTCTATCTAAGAATGTAGTCTTTAAAACTAAAAGATGGTATCAAAGTCTTAGAAGCGGTGATAATAAACTCACAAAACATAAAGCATATAACGCTGTTGTACCTACTCATTTTACACCAATGATAGATGAGAATAGATATGATACTAGATCAACAGATTTTGATAAGATTATAAGTCAAACACATAAACATTTTTGGGATCCTAATGATAAGAAATACATTGACTTTGATGTAGATTTTGATATGGAAAAAAATTATTTAGTAGACCCTAGAGTATTTTGTATGGAATTACAGGTACCTACTATTGCAGATAAACTTACAGAAAATCAAAAGATTAAACTTGCAAACGAATCATTCGGTTGGGTACTATCACAAATATTACACGGAGAACAAGGTGCTATGTCTCTTAGTGCCAGTTTATGTCATATACTGAAAGACCCAGGCGCTCAAGAGTATGCAGCCAATCAGACTAGAGAAGAAGCACGCCATGTTCTTGCGTTTCACCAATACATTAAAAAACGCTGGGGTAAAGTATATAAAGTCGGCGATACCCTCGGTAGAGTATTAGATGATGTTGTATCAAGTGGTGTTGTATGGAAAAAAATTATAGGTATGCAAATACTTATCGAAGGTCTTGCTATGGGGGCATTCTCTATGGCACACGCAGATACTAAAGATCCACTACTAAAAAAACTACTACAATTAGTTATGTCAGACGAGGCATTTCATCATAAATTTGGAAAGATATGGGCAGATCGTACTGTTCCGCAACTAAATAGTAGTGAACATATTAAAGTTGAAGATTGGTCGGAGAAGATATTTTTAGAACTAATCTTTAATCTCGCTAACCCTAGAGAGAAACAAGACATATACGAAACTGTTGGGTTAGATTGGAAATGGGTGTTAGCAGAGTCTCAAAAACACTTTGATTTATATGAGACTGTACGAACTGAAATGAAAAATCCTAATAACATATTTAGAGTCTTAGTTAAGACACTATTGAATGCTCACATTATTACAAAGAGAACTAAAAAAACTTATGCAAACTTTGTAAATATGCGAGAACTAAAAGATGAGGGTGATGAATTTAAACCAGCAGAAGAGATTGCTGAACTTGGTATAAAACAATTACAGAAAATTAATAAGGTAGCATAATGGTAAAATTAACATCAGCTTCAAGACAACCGACTAAACTAGATTATTCTAGTCAAGTACAATTTAGATTTGAAATACTATATCTACCCTTGGTAGAATACTTTGTACAGTCCGCTAATGTTCCCGGAATGACATTACAAACAGCAACGATACCATCACCATTTTACGACTATCCAATACCTGGTGATACATTGAGTTTTGATCCTTTAAACATATCGTTTCTAGTAGATGAGAATTTAAACAACTTTAATGAATTGCACAAATGGATGTCAAGACTTGGTTTTGGAGAATCACATCAAGAGTTTGCAGACTTATTACGAGAAGGAACACCGTCACAAAGAACATCATCATCTAAAGGAATACAAAGACCTTTACCTGAAATAGGAACATATTCAGATGCTACACTAACAATATTAAGTAGTAAGAATTTACCAAAAACTGAAATACGATTTAAAAATGTATTCCCAACAAGCATATCGGGATTAGACTATAGTGTTCAAGGAAGTGATGTAGATTATGTAACTTGTAGCGCTAGTTTTTCTTACCTTGGGTATACAATAAATCAAATAAGCACAACATAACCATTGACTTTTCACCCAAAAGGTGTTATAATATATACTATGAACTTAGAAGAATTACAAGCGGAAGCTGACAAAGATTTAGTTATTGATGATACTGAATTAGATACTGAATCTTTAAAAACACCAATCTTACATAACAAATACTTACAATACTATAATAAGTTTAATCTACTGTTGAAAAAAACTCAATGGGAAGAAAGAACTTTAAATAGAGAAAAGTGGGAATATTACACAGGTAAGTCCGATCCTAGTGTCTACAAAGATAAACCTTTTGACATAAAGGTATTAAGAGCGGATGTTCATATCTATATAAATTCTGATGATGAATTACAAAAGATACAAGCAAAAGTAGTTTATCAAGAAGCGATAGTATATTATCTAGAACAGATACTAAAAATAATAACCAATAGATCATTTACAATAAAGAACGCAATCGAGTGGAGAAGATTTACTAGTGGCGCTTTATGACCTTAATCATTGAAAAAAAGAATGAGGTCTACCTAACAATAGACGCTGAACCAGATGTCTCTAGAGAATTATCAGAATTCTTTACATTTGAAGTTCCAGGTTTTAAATTTATGCCTGCATATCGTAGTCGTAAGTGGGATGGTAAGATACGCTTGTTTTCACAAAAGACCAAAGAAATGTACTTAGGTCTATATCCTTATATAAAAGCATTTGCTGAAGAACGAGATTTAAAGATTGTTGCTGGTAAAGGTGTTGGGGTTGTTAATAAAACAGATATAGATATTGTTGAGAAGTTTTGTAATAACTTAGGACAAGCATTTGAAGCGAGAGATTATCAAGTAAGTGCTGTACACACAGCCTTAAAATTCAATAGAACATTGTTAGTTAGTCCTACTGCAAGTGGTAAGTCATTTATCATCTATGCCTTACTTAGATATTATTCACACCTATTAAAAGATGAGAAAAAAAAGAACCGAGTTTTAATTATTGTACCTACAACATCACTGGTAGAACAGATGTATGGTGACTTTAAATCCTATGGATACAATGTTACGAAGAATGTTGACCGAATATATGCGAAGTATGACAAGGTGACAAGTAAAAAGATCGTGGTCAGCACATGGCAAAGCATATATAATATGTCAAACGAATTTTTTTCTGATTTTGGGGCAGTATTCGGTGATGAGGCACACTTATTTAAGAGTAAATCATTAACGAGTATTATGACTAAACTTGCTGACTGCAAGTATAGGATTGGCCTGACTGGGACCTTAGATGGCACACTAACACATAAGTTAGTATTAGAAGGTTTGTTTGGTATTGCAAATAAGGTTACGACAACCAAAGACTTAATTGATAGAAAACAGGTTGCTAATCTAACTATAAGATGTCTAATTTTAAAACACAAGAAAGAAAATAGTAAGTATCTATATGACAAAAGTTATCAAGAAGAAATTGAATATATTGTCGGGTCACCGGTTCGAAATAATTTCATTCGTAATTTGTGTGTTCGAGCTACTGGTAATACACTCTGCCTTTACCAACTAGTAGAGAAACACGGCGAGATACTATATAATCTAATAAAGGACAAAGTAAAAGATGGAAGAAAAGTATTTTTTATCCACGGTGGCGTATCAGCTGCTGAACGAGAAGAAGTTAGAGCAATTACTGAAAAGGAGACTGACGCTATTATTATCGCTAGTTATGGAACTTTCTCCACTGGTATTAATATTAGGAATTTACACAATGTTGTATTTGCAAGTCCTAGCAAATCTCGCATAAGAAATCTACAATCTATTGGTCGTGGGTTGCGACTTGGTGACTCTAAGACACACGCTAAACTTTACGATATATCAGATGACCTCACTCACAATGATCGTGAAAACTACACCCTAAAACATTTTCAAGAGAGAATTAAAATTTATAACGAAGAGCAGTTCGAATATGAAATGCATAGTGTAGACTTGTAATGGAAATTATTGACGATTTTTTACCACACGATAAATGGCAAGACAACTGGAATTTGTTTATGCAAGAAAATATTAAGTGGACTTATAAATCTGTAAATCGAGATCCTAATAGTTTTTACTTTCAGTATGTATTTTCAGGTTTCGCTACTAGATATGAAGAAAATAATGTTTCTTTTGTATCACCAGCTGAGAACATACAAACAAAAGAACTACCTCATTCTAGTACGGCGATAGAACCCATACTAGAAAACTTTGAGTATGAGAAAATAATAAATGCAAGAACTAACTTGTTTACTCGAATGCCTACTAACTACTCATATAATATGATAGATGGTGCAGGTTTACACAATGACCACGGTTACGATTTTAAATATACAACAATGATTTATTATATTAATACTACTAATGGTGGCACTTACTTTCAGAACGGAGCAGAGGTGCAATCAAAAGCAAATAGATTGGTTGTATTTGACGGTCATATGTTGCATAGGCACATTTATCATACAGACGAAAAGATAAGAGTGGCAACTAATATAAATATAATAGTATGAGTAAAGAAACAAGTTTAAGATTAGTTAAGTTATCTGATGGTACCGAACTTATTGGTAATATTGGATTAACAGATGAAAATTCAACCTTTTTAAGAATAGACGAACCCTTAGAGATATTGCAGAACAGCAGACCGGTTGCTCTAGGTTTAGTAGAAGATTTTACTTCTCTAAGACCGTGGATGCAATTTGCTAACGATAAAGTATTCTCAATACCAAAGGATCGAATTATTACTATTTGTAATGTCGCTGATGATATGAAGAAGTATTATAAGATAATTAATAGTAAGGTTAAAGATCGTGCTAAATTAAAAGAATCACTTCCGCCACTTACTGAAAAAGATATTCAGCGTGCCGCCGATATGTTAGAAAACTTAGATGAATTAAATGCCAATGAAGAGTTAAGTGATTATGATTCAGAACTATATGATATCAAGAAGAAAACAGTACACTAGAATCAATACTACTCTGAAGCAACCCACAAGGGTATTATAACACCCATTTTATTATATGTCAAGCGAAAAACCATTTCCATCAAAAAAAGATTACGAACTAGCGGATAAACTAGCGACTGAAAATAAAACAGACTTATCTTTTATTAAAGAATATACAATAGACGAGGATCTATGTGATGATTTAATTGAGTTTTTTAATAAAACACCCTCTAATGGTAATGAATCAAATCCTTGGTATTCAAAACAACCTGGTGCTGTAGGAGATGATAGAGATAAAGCGATAAGACCCGAACATAAAGAATCAACTGACTTAGGTTTCTCGCCGTTTTTATTTGATTCTAATACAAGAGTACCAACAAAATATCAACATATCAAACATATATACGACAGATATCTATTCGAATTGCATAACTGCACTAAAAAATATATTCAAGAATATCCTAGAATTATATCAGAAGCAACAACCTTTAGCATAAAAGAACCAACAAATATACAATACTATCCTCCTGGTGGTGGATTTAAAACTTATCATTGTGAAAGAGGAAGTGAATACGAACCACAAACATCTAGAGTTTTGGTATTTATGACCTACTTAAACACGGTAACAGATGAAGGTGGTACACATTTTTTACATCAAAATAAAACAGTAAACGCTGTTAAAGGAAAAACTCTTATATGGCCATGTGATTGGCCGTGGACGCACAAAGGAATTGTTTCAACAACACAAGAAAAATATATTGTAACCGGTTGGTATAATTTTAATAGTAAAAATAATAAAGGAAGAATGAATTAGGTGCTTGACTATTGCGTCTAAAAATGTTATAATAGAGATTATGAAAAAGAAAAAAGTAACCCAACACTATGTTGACAACAAAGTATTTCTAGAGGAAATGACCAAGTTTCGTCTTAGAGTTTTGAAGTCAAAAGAATCTGGTAGAAGGCGACCAATGGTAACTAATTACATTGGTGAGTGTTTCTTAAAGATTGCAAATCATTTAGCGTACAGACCTAACTTTATTAACTATACATTTAGAGACGATATGATTTCTGATGGAGTTGAGAACTGTTTACAATATATGGATAATTTTAACCCTGAAAAGTCTAAGAATCCATTTGCATACTTTACACAAATTATATACTATGCATTTATTAGACGAATTCAAAAAGAAAAGAAACAAGTTTTAGTTAAACA